TTTGGTTACATCTGCGATTTGCTGAGGAGAAACGCCATACTCATTCATTGAACGAGCAATCATGGAGTCGTTTAAACCGGGTCGCTTTAGGTAATCCATCACAGCTTCGTTGGAAGGTGCAGGGCCACGATTCACTGTGCTAACAGGAGGTGCGTACTGTGTACGTGAAGCTGTGTACTTTGGTATGCTTCCTTGGAAACCTTTGTAGCCACCACCACCAGAACCGCCAACAGAATTAAGCAAAGCACCCAAACCACCCAGACTTGCTATCTGGGCCATAGATCCGGACTTGCCGGACAAGATTCCGCCAATGGTGCTCAGGATACCGGGGTCGTAATTTATATCCGACAGAATTTGGGAATTAGATGGTGACGAACCTAAATCGTTGTAGGTAAACGCATCGTTTCTAGGATCCGCAAAAAAATCGTATTCTTCACCCATATTAGCCCCTTGCTTGAATAATTTGCATTAACTCTTCTTGCGTCATGTTGTTATCGCCTGAAGACATGATTTGTTGAAGTAACGCAGATATGTCATTTTCGCCGCCTTTTGCTTCTTGTGCAACAGGAATTGCTTGAGGGGCTTGTTCTGCGCCAGCTTTGGTAACACTTAGCTCGTGGTACGGAGACATCATCAAATCGCCTGTCGGGGCAACTTGCTGTTTTTGACCGCCAAAGTCTTTGCCGTAATAGAACACACTTGCTAACGGAGCAGCTACGGCCTCGCCACCACCACCGCTTTGCGGCATCTGGAAAGGACTTGTGGTCTGCGGCGTTTTCTTGGTCGGTGTCTTGGTTGCGGGTGTAGTAGGCGTAACTGGCGTAACTGCTGGAGTTGTTGTAATTGGCGTAGTTGGTGTAAACACACTAGGCGGTGTATACGTGCCGGGAACTTCTACACCACCCACGTTGATTGCATCAGGCGTAGATACGTTAACGTTAGTGTTGACGTTTGGATTGACCGTTGGATTGGTCGTAACAGTCGGAGTAGTTGTAACCGTGGGGGTAGTGGTAACTGTTGGAGTGGTATTAACCGTCGGGTTAGTGTTTACATTAGCGTTGGTGTTAACGTTAGTGTTCGTATTGACGTTCGGATTAGTATTTACATTTGCGTTTGTGTTGGTATTCACGTTCGCATTTGTATTGGCATTAGTGTTAGTTGCAGCGTTTGTATTGGCCGCAGTGTTGGTAGCGGCATTGGTATTAGCCGCTGTGTTTGTACCAACATTTGCATTGGCCGCCGCATTTGTAGCGGCGTTTGTGTTTGCAGCCGTTGTTGTGGCCGCACCAGTTGTAGTGCCAGTATCTGCGCCAGTTGTGGTCGTAGCTCCGGTATTAGCCCCCGTCGTAGCTCCGGTAGCGGCCCCTGTTGTGGTTCCCGTGGTTGTGCCAGTAGTAGCACCTGTGGTCGCCCCTGTTGTGGCTCCGGTTGTGGTCACAGGAGCGGCAGTAACAGCACCCGTAGAGTTGGTTGTCAAAGTAACTTCAGAGCCGGGAGTGGCAGTGCCTGTGATGCTGACCACCTGAGCTTTGCCTGATCCATCCATGATCAATGCAGTGCCTGCGGATGTGTCTGTGGCAATAACTGTACCTGTGTTTGCCCCAGTTGCCCCAGTCGTTGCCCCAACATCTGTAGCCCCCACATTGCCAGTTGTACCTGAGGAAACGTCAGTAACACCAAGATCAGCCAGTGTGGAGTCTTGACCTGTCTCAGTTAAGCCGGACGCATTAAGATCGCCAATGACATCTGCTTGCACCACAGGCTGGCCTGTAGATGTATCCACGAACGAAGTCAATTGTCCACTATTATTTGTGGACGTAATTCCAGAGTTATTCAGTTCTTGTGTAAATGTGTTCTGAACATCAGCTACTGTATTGTTAATATTTGACGCGGCATCAATACTGGCGGTTGTTTTACCAGCCACAAAACCACCGACCACGCCTTGGGTCAGAGCTTTGTTTAGGTCTACCTTGCCGGTTAAAGCATAGTCAGTAACTACAGAAGTTAAGAACTCCTCGCCAAACTCAGAGCCGCCTTCTTTGGCTAATCCAGTACCAGACTTGGTTGCGGCTTTCTCAACAGACTTGGTAATCTTATTAACCACCGCAGTATCCACTACGCCTGCCGTGGCTACAGTAACGGCACTGGCAATATAGAACGCAGAAGTTCCCTCGGCATCCGCCTGCTCCGGTGTTTTACCAGCTTGAATAGCGGCGCGATACTTGTCGTTGTAAGCCGCTCCGCCAGACTCAATGGCATTTAAAGTCATGTCTAAGCCAATAGCGCCTAGCTTACCAACTAACTTCATTGACTTAAGAGCTAATCCAGCAGGCAAAGCTTCTTGCAATACCTCAATAGCCGCCATATTTATAGACAGAGGATTCTCGTAAATGGCTTTTGCACCAGCAATTATTTTTGCGCCCAGTCCTTCTGCATTATTAACAGCGTTAATAACATTGGCGTTAGCTTGGTTTACCGATTCCAACTGCAATGATTCGCCAATACGGTTCATAGATTGACCAGCGTTGGTCAATGCGTTGTTTGAACCAGTTAAACCTACTGCCGCCGCAGTACCACCAAAGAAGTCTAAAGTTTGACCTGTAGCTTGTTGTATGTTGGACAAGCCTTGAGTAACAACATTGGCTGCCGTACCCGTGCCAAAGACACTTTGTATTGCGGCTTTTGCCGCGTCTGCTTTTTGTTGGGCATTTGCTAAATCTAAACCCGTGTTTAAAGCAAGTAAGCGGTTTGTTTCGGCTAAGTTTTGATTTGGCCCGCCAGCAATATTCCTTGCTGAAGTATCGCTTTGCGCTCCAACCGTGTTAGATGCGTTAGTAGTGGTAGAAAGATTGGCGGCGTTTAAAGCATTGATTGTTTGATCGGCTGAGGTAATGTTTAAATCAGGACGCTCCGCCGCTGTAGCGGTGCTGTACGTTTTACCATTCCATACGAAAGTTCTATCAGGGCCGTAAGCCAAACGAGCGGCGGTGTAAGCATCATTAAATGATACGGGTTTATTGCCTGCGGCAGTATTTGCATCAATAGCGCCTTGCAAGTTTCCAAACTCATTGTCAATGTAGTTGCCTGCATCAACCAGAATATTAGACCCGCCACCAAAATCTAACGTATTTATTCCACCGGTATCATCAGTAATGGAAGATGTAACGTTTTTGTTGGCAAGATTTGAGGTGCCCGTAATGTTGGATAAAGTATTTGAAACTGATTTATCAACCAAACCAGCATCTTGCAATTGCGTAACTACGTTGCTGGTAGCGTTTAACGTATTGTTTAAGCCGCTTACCGCTGCGGTAATTTTTGTTATGTCATTGCTCTGAATGGCATTAACAAGATTGATACCAGCCGCCGCTGTTTTTGCATCAGAACTGCCGGACATATCAGCGGCACTAGCAAGCGCTCCGGTATAGTTGCCCTTATCTATATTGTCAAGAATCTTTAAAGTGTTTCCAGCATCTGCAAATGAAATGCCATCAGCAATCATGGTGGTAGACGCAAGCTTACCCAGACTTGGGTCAGACATTAGAGCGCCAACAATGCCCATTGCATCGCCTTTTTCTAAAGCATTGACCACCTTAAGGCCGGTAGACACTTCAGATAAACCAGCTACACCAGCTAATGAGGCAATACCACCAAGGATGTCACCACGATCAATAGCAATTGCGGCGTTAATTGCCTGAGCAAAAGGAGCTAATGCGGGAACAAATGAGGCAATAGCCAAGATGGGCGCAAGGTCGCCAATGTCGCTACTAGATGCCTGCGTTGTGTAGAAAATTGGATTGCCTTGTGCGTCAAACTGAACCCGGTAACCAGTATTACCTTCGCCGGTATACGTGCCACCAAAAGCATTTCCAGTCTGACGTTCGCCGTATGTATCGGCTACCGCCTGACCTGTGGCTTTGTTACCAAATACTTCTTGCTTTCCTACTGGTGCCGTATAAACAAGTTCTGAAGTACCTGCATCTCCACCGCTGTAGACTGTTTCTGACTTAACCAAATTAGGATCAATAGCCTTGCCATTTTGATCCACATAACCAATAATTTTTTGTGAGTAAAATTGCTGACCTTCGCTGTCAGTTACTAAATCGCCTTGCCCGTATACAGGTTGCACGGCGGCATCAACAGTTTTGGTAACTTTACCAAACTGGGTAATATCTGTAATGCCGGTGTCAGCCAAAATCTTAGCCATGTCTGCGGCGTTTTTTTCGGCGGAACCTTTTCCCTCACCTTTCCACTGACTGGTTGTGCCTTGAGCTAAGATCTGTTGAGTAAGTTTTTCTGCGGCGGCGGCTTTGTCAATAGGTGCGGTGGTGGCTGGTAGAGCCGCAATCCCCGTTGGTTTAGCGGCGGCATCGGCCTGCGCCTTGGCCGCAGCATCTGCTTGAGCTTTGGCGGCGGCTTGCGCTTGTTGTTGAGCTAAAGCTTGTGCTTGCGCGGCTTGTTGCGCCTCATATTGACGTTGATTCTCTGCTTGCTGTGCCGCCCACTGCCTTTCATTCTCAGCTTGTTGTCTAGCCCATGCCGCTTCATTGGCGGCTTGTTGCCTAGCCGCTTCAGCCGCCGCCTCCCGTTCAGCCGCAGAGTTATCAGCAACGGGGATTTCTACTCCAGCATTGCCAAAGTAACCACTAATATCAGCAACAGAAAAACCAGTGGCACGAGACAGATCCGCCATAGAAACACCCGCAGCGGCGGCGGCCTCGGCAATAGCCGCAGGGTTATCTATGTTTGCTTCTACGTAGGCGCGTATCTGTGCGTCTGAAAACTGTGCCATGTTTAAACCTTAAGGAGGGGTTGGGCGGGGGTCAGGCAACCGCGCAATAAAGTTTACAGTCATTACCGCTGAAGCAACAGCAGGGTATGGGGCAGACGCAGGAATAGCTTCCATAGTCACAGCAGTATCGTCTGCGCCCCAGTACATCTCAATGTATTCATTAGCCGCTAAATCAATGTCAAATATCCAATTAACATTCATGTGGTTGTCTGAGCCTTCAACTGTGTATCTGTGGCCCGAATAACCAATCGTTGTTGTACCGCGCTTAATCCAAATCTGCACATCTTTAGCGGATGCGTTGGTACTCTTTAACTGAGCCGACAACTGAAAGTTGTATACACCAGCAACAGCCACTTCAATCTTAGAAGTGCTGGCGGTTTGTAGGGCTACAAAGTTATTAAGGTAAGTCTGGTTAAACGTGATGGGGTAGCCCGTATTAACAGCCGCAAGCGTCTGGTCTGCGGTGTTAAAGAACAGCCCGTTAGGTACGTTAATGTTGCTAGGATCAATAGACCCAGAAGTCATCAACTGGGTTGTCAAAGCGTCTATCCTGTTGAAATACAGGCGAAGCACGTTTAGTAGTTGGTCAAAATATACCCGGTCGTACTCAGCCAAAGGAAGCGGCAGGTTAGGTGCAGCTACCTTGTTTAACTCAAAGTCTGACGTAATGATAAAACTCATCGTCTGCCATCCGGTCTGATGTCAATACGGGTAGCGCCAAGCTGCCATGCTGTTCCTAGATTGCTAGAACTAACTTTTAGGATAAGCTGGCGACCACGAATCCGTGTGTTGACTTGCCCCGTAAAGCCTTCAGTCACCGTGTAGGATGCACCAGTTAATTTGCTAACGCCAGCAGTTACTGCCGTGCCTGTGCCTGAACCTGAGTTCTGCATAGGATACAAAGTGTACGTAACTTGCGGAGTTGGTGAAGCATCTGATCCTGAGAACGTCAAGTCAGGGAGCATTCTCCAGACAAAGCCTAAATGCTCACCATCTTCAATGTCAAACTCGGCAGATGAGATGTAAGCCTCGATACCTGCTGGCGTTCCTGTTTCATTGTTGTCCAAACCAAACTCTTGATTGACCAAGTTGTAGTTGTATGTAGCGGCAATGGGGTAATCACGCAAGCCGGAATCTAACCAAGCTGTGCGTTCCATCGTGCCGTAGTACCAGACCTTTTCAAGGTAGTTGTACACCACATAACGATTAGCAACCAAGCTACCAGCCGCGCAGTAGAACCACCAAACTTCGTTAAAGCCTTCGTTGGTGCTGGCAAAAACCTGCTGGTTTTGCTGTAGGTTAATGTCCTGATAAACGTATCTACGTAAGTCACATGGCAGTGTCTGTAAACGACCATCGTACAGATAGAACTTATCCACGCCCATCCAGTACACGACACCGGAAGCTTGGGTGGCTGCGTTCTGACCAAGGATAGAGATGTTGTCACCCATCAACTGGCTAGACCAGACCACTGGCGGGCCAATGTACTGGAGAGAATAAATGGCAGAGTCAGTCCATACCAAAATCTCTTGACGGGTTTGAACGGCGGTCACAATGCTTGAGCCGTGGGACAACGTAACACTACCGGCTTGATTGGTAGCAGAGGGTGTCCAGTTGACCACAGACTCTTGATCCGACCAACGAATTAGCATGGGGTTTTGAGTACTTGAGCCGTAGTCATTACAGCCAAACGCAAACACAAACCTGCTTATGTCAGATACAAAGACAAAGTTCTGGATGGTTGGGCAGTCTGATGCGCCGGACAAGCTAGTGATATTTACACCATTAGGCATGATGTAGTGATCGCCAGACTGCGTTCCGGTTGTAGTAATAGCCGCACCGCCCACAGTAGCCGCTAGGTTAAATGTATTACCGCTAGAGTTAATAACGTAATAGATAGTTCCGGGAGACAAGCCCGTAGGCAACGCAGACGGATAGCCAGTGTTTGTAAGGATGACTGGGGAGCCATTTGGCAAGCTAAAAGCGGCAGTAACTACCGCAGGAGAAGCTATAGTCACCGTAGCCAAAGATGGGTCTACACCATAACCAGCGTCCCAGTAATAGATTGGGCCGCCACGGAAGGCATACACCAAGTCTTCACCAAAGTTGTTCTGGCTCCATAAACGCAGAGCAGAGGTAGATGTACCACCAAAGCCCCAAGTTCCTGCTCCCCATGTACCAGCACCCCAACCCGCTAGTGGAATCTCGTATGCGTCACCCGTGTTAATTTGATAGATGGCATTAACAGTCGTACCACCGCCAGCCGCTACAGTAGAAGTTGCCGCTGTAGGAGCTACGATTGTGTACGTGTTGGCATCTACATACGTAATAGAAAACTCACCGTTTAAATCAAGGCCACCCACAGGCGCTACGTTGCTGAAGGTTACAAAGTCCCCTGTGATTGCACCGTGGGCAGTGTCTGTTACTGTAACTAAGGTAAGTGTATTTGTTGTAGCAAAAGGATTGCTAAGAATCGCCCCAGCCCTGATAGGCGTGATGTCGTTGTAGTTGCCACCCAACTCAAGGTAAAACTTAAGGTTAGTGCCTACACCAATCAGGTTTAAGTTGTCTAGGGTAATCCAGTTCCACAGTGACCGGCACAGACCTTGAAATGTAGATACCGAAATACGTGCCCAGCCGCCAATCTTTTCGGGTGAACCTTGGCGAAACCGCACTTTGTCGGACTCATACCATCCACCTTCGTTGGTATAACGGGTGTTCTCCCGGTTAACTCCCGGCTTCAAGACAAGTTTTTTGATTTTCCTCTTTAACGTGGAAGTCTGCAAGCGTCCTGTGCCCAAGTTATAACAAAAGTCCACGATGGCATTGCACTTACGAACATCAGTAATCAGGCCGGGGCAATTACGCAGAACACCGGGCAGGTATGTATGCTCAAGCTCAATCATCAAAAGCGCCCTTGCCGTAGGTTCATCCATCGGTGCGTCTTCTAAAGTCACTTTGCGCTTGTCTGCGTAGTAGGTAGAACCATAGCCAATCGTAGCCACACCAGCCGGACAAAGGTACGGCTTGGCCCGATAGCCTTCAAACCGGCGGCACAGTTCTGCGGCTAGTTCTAGGTTCATATTCCGCGCTGCTTCAGAGTTCTGTCGAGGAACCAATAGTTAATTGTTCCAGCCAAGAGAGCCGAGAAGTCAGGAGACATAAAGAGTTTAAACACTTCAGTTGGGTCAAGGCCAGTTCGGTAACCTGTCCACGCATACCAAAAATGCGCCAAACTCCAGATTAAAAGAATCCAGTACGTAACGACTGGACGCACAGATGCAGACAGACTAGCCGCCCAGCCACCTGCCGCTTTGACCATCTCGGCCTGTTGGTTGATTGCGGCATTAAAGGCATCCATGACACCAACGTCAATAGCGGCTTCTCTTTGAGCGCCAATCTCGGCTAACTTCTGCTGCCCACGGATCTGCTCTAACTCGCACTGACGGCTGAACATAGCCATCTCATGCAAGCGCTCGTTCTTCTTGTCAAAGAACTTTAAAACTTCAGGAGCCAAGCGGAAGATACCGCCCAATGCACCACCTAAAATACCGCCAAAGATTTCAAACATAGTTACTCCTCATTAATTGAGCATGAATGACAGGTTCGCATGACGAGGGTATTGCACAACACGCTCCCCTTCAGGGCATTTGTATTTGATCGTTGCCAGCAAAGTAGCCTTGCCACTGGCAATCTTTTCTTTTCCTACCATTGTCAACTCGTAGGTGAATGTGTCGATCTCTGGCCCTGCTGGGCCGCTGAACTTACTTGCAGTGGTAGTGGCTTCGTGCACCATACCAGCCGCATCACGGATGCTTGGCGTAAAACTCTCAACAGAACAGTCGTCCCGCTTCTTTATTCTTGCAACCGTGACGGTGATTGGTTTGCCAGCCTCTGCCACAATCTTAAAGTTCTCAGGCGACCATTCAATGATTGCGCGGTCAAACCAACCAAACTTATCAGCAAGCGTGTAACTGCCGCCTAGTGCGGCAACGGTAGCGGCAACGGCTCCAATTGCTTTGGTAATGTCAATCATTTTACCCCCACATCCAAAGTATCGTATACGTGCCCCACACAATGAAGGCGACGATCACAGCCGCAAGTATAAAAGCTTCGGCCCAGTCTTGCATCATTGGATCACTACGGTATCAGTGTCTTCAAAGAAAAGCATCGTGCCTGTGCACGCCATGTTCCAATCAGGCCCATCGGCTTCGCTCCAAGACGGCACTTGGATACGGACATGCTTTGCTAAAACTTCACGCCCGTTTTCAAACACACGCCAAACATGCTCTTCTGAACCTCGACCCGGTTGCCCACGGCTTTTGTTAAACCGGATCAAGTATTTGTTCATGCAGGTTTAGCGGGCCACACAATACTTGTAGGGAATCCTGCTTGTAAACGAACCTCACGCAAAGCGCGGCGGTACTCAATCCACAGCGCCTTATCGCCAGAAGTCATGGGCACATCAGGAAGCACAGACCAATCAGATGCGGCCAAAAGGCCCTTGGCGCGTTCCCATTCAATTTCAGCGGCTGAAGAAGGCACGGGGCCTGCTGGGGCGTCGCCCACAACAAACCAACCCTGATCTACATAAGCATCGCCAAGCCAAGACAAATCGCCAAGGCGATCTTGGATACCGGACATGCCAAAGATAGACCCCCAGTTTTCAGGGAGTTTTTGCGGCTCGTTTAGTGCTTCGCCGGTTGACAGTTTTTTTAGTTGCCACAACATCATCGTTGCTCCTATTTAATTTCATACCCGGTTGTTGTTCGGGCGGGGGTAAACTTGCACCTACATTATCTGCTGTTGGGACTTGCCCTGCAAATGGTGGATGCCCGTTTAAACGAAGTTTTTCTTCTTCCGTCACTTTCCAGCCGCGCCAACTTGAGAAGTCTTCGCGTGGTTTGATTGCAATGTGGCACCCAACATTAGCCGCAAGTTGGTGGATAAGTTCAATGGCTTCTACTGGCTGCAATAAACACCAAAGGGCTTCGCCCGCGTCGCCCCGCATAGAAATCTCTGTAACACCGCCAAATGCAGTGCCTACGTTAATTGACCTAGAACGTGTTGCGTTGCTTTTTGCGCTACGTAGCTGTTGTTCGGCATCAAACAGCTTCTGTTCAAGCTGTAGTTGCTCAAGTCTTTTTTTAACAGTGTTTTTGTTCATTACTGTGGATTCCAAGAAATAGTAACTTGCCCTCCGGGGCTTGCAACAGAAATTGGGTATGGGCTACCGGGCGTCACGCTAACGCAGTTCACAGTAGTTGTATTTGCTGCTGCTCCTGCGTTACCGCCTGCGCCGGGATTACCAGCAGCTCCAGCAACACCTTTACCACCACTACCGCCTCCACCTCCGCCACCAGCAGATCCGCAAGAGGTGCTTAAACCACCTTGCCCACCGCCGCCGCCACCCCACGTTGAACTGCCGGCATTGCCCGGAACACTTCCACCGGGGTCTTGACCACCATTGCCTCCTCCCGGTGATCCGCCACTAAGTCCGCAAGCGTTATTACATCCACCCCCGCCACCTCCGCCTCTAACAAGCGGGGTTGCTGGACGTTGTCCGCCAGCAGCGCCATTTCTACCCCCTGATCCACCATTACCCGCAGTACCATTGATAATGGGTCTGCCGGGGCCGCCTTGACCATAATTACCACCATTACCTCCATTACCAGCCGCACCGCCGCTACCAGACGCACCTCCATTACCAGCCGCACCACCATTACCAGCCGCACCACCGGGCAATGTCTGAGATAAACCCGTTGAAGCAGTGCCAGCACTACCAGCACTACCAGCATTACCGGGATTCCCGGGGGATCCACCGGGGTTTCCAGCAATCCCAGCTCCGCCAGCACCACCGGGGTTTGAAGTCAGTGGGCCGCAGGGGTTAGGGTTACTACCCCCCGCTCCGGGAGGAGACCCGCTCGGACATCCGCCTCTACCGCCACCGCCGCCGCTTTTTTGGCACTGCCTAAAAGGGCCGCTACAGGGGCAAGCTTGAAACCTTGAATAAGCGCCGCCACCACCACCGCCACCGCCTCGCCCCGGATTACCTGTTCCCGATCCTGCATTTCCGGGATTTCCGGCATTTCCGGGATTTCCGGCAGCGCCTTTACCAGATATGGTTACTCTACTAACGCCAACAGGCACAGTAAAAGTGCCGGGCGTGTTAAATGTTTGTGTGCCCCCGGGTACAACACCCGCACCTAAAACACCAATTTTTGAAGTTCCAATCGGCATAATTACCCCCGTGTACGTGTGCTAGAAGACAGCCCTAAAGAAGGGCGTGTATCAAATTTATACCCCGCATTAGGGCCGCTTTTATCAACATAGTGCAACATTACCTGAACATTGATGTCTGTGTCTACCGCTTTATCACGCCAATGCGTAACTTCACAGCCTCGGTAAATACAAGCATCGCCGGGTTCAAGGTAATGCACAGTTGGTTCTTTCCCCGGGGCTTTCATGTAGATAGGCCACGGTTTGCCAACTGTTGCAATGTGTGATGTTACAGAAATTTCGCACGCAGGTCTATCCACATGGGGGCGTAGTTCATCGCCTTTTTGATATACGCGAGTGAACGAATACGTTGGATCCAATTGCAATCCAGTAGCGGCTTCTACATCAGGCACTGCATTTTTAAGTATTACCTCGACTAATGGGTCTGCGTACCAAGAAAATTGACTGCTATCGCTTTCCTCTCCGCTTTGGTTATTTTCGGGGTAACGCTTCAGGGCGTTTTCCAAATAGCGGGAAATAGTGTCAAGTTCTTCGGGCTTATAAAAACCTTTAACCAACACATAACTGTTTGTTTGAAATTCAGTCATAATAAAACCACCCTGTAACGATATATTTATGCGTCTCGCCTAGCACCGGATTACCCCGGTGAACGTGCGTGTAAGCAGCGGGCCAAATAACCATCATGTTTTCAGTTGGGTTGAAACGTTTCTTTTGGTACAGAAATTCTGTTTCTGCGCCGTCTTCTGGGGCCAAGCTGTTTAAATACAGCATATAAACAACGGCGCGTTTTGCATGATCTCCGGGGCCTTGTTCCTCGTGCCAAACATGATACCCACCACCGGGGCCAGTGCGCTGCATTTTCATTACAGTCGCCCTAATGTTTCCGCTATTGCGCAAAGTAGAATATTTTTCTGTGTAGTCGTCGTAACAACGTTGCAAACCTTCAAAAAATAAATCACCAGCATTACGACCCTCAAAATCAATCAGGGTGTGGTTTTTTAACTCAATACCTATTTGATGGTCATTTTTTACATGCTTTAATGCGTTTTCTGAACGTTGTCGGTTTGAGCCTGCGCCGTTACCTTCTAAGCGATTAAACTCAGAAATAAGATGCTGACAATACCCTTCAGGGCACACGTCTTTGTATAGCGCAATATGTTCAATGTATTCTTTGTTCATCTGAATGCTGGCCCCGATACCCATGCTACTAAAGATTGACGACTACCCTGCGTTACAGGGGTGACTTGATGCAAAATATACGAAGGAAAAATTGCAATCAGCCCACGCTGTTTACGAACATTTTGTGGATTGCTACTTGTCATGACCTGTAGGTTGCCGCCTTCATATTCGGAAGGGTCTGTTAGTTGCATAGCCATTGACAGTTTGCGGCTTACTCCACCGCCGTAATCTTGATGCCAACCATACATACCATTTTCGGCTTGGTCGTAGTTTGTAAGCTGTAATGCTTCTCCAAAACCTGTCAAATCAAAACGAAAATGCTGCGCATTCATTTTAGAAACAACATCGGCAAGTTTTTCAAAAACCCATTTTGTATCGCCCGTGTTAGTCAACCACGACACCTGAGATCGACGTAAACTTGCATTGACCGTGCCATTTCCAGCCCCACCAACTTGCGCATTTTGTTCGGCGTGTTTTGCTTTGTTTTGAAGCCAATCAAGCTCTTGGTCTGTAAAAGCGCCTTCCCACCAAACCCAAGGCTCAACGGGTAAGGTGTGTGGTGTCAGCAGGTGCTGCATATTTTATCCTTGTGTGAAACAATAAAATGAACAGACTTTGTTAGAGCTTGCGCATTATTTTGTACTAATTGGTGCTGCATCCAAGAGTTTGCCATCAAAATTGTGCCGGGTTTGATGTTGTTAAAATGCACAGAAGACGAAGCGTTGGTAAGTTCCGTCCCTTGTACGTAGTCCAACTCAACCATTTGTTTGTTCATACGCGGCTCGTGGTACACGGGGTACGCACCGCCTTCTGGCGTCTCTAAAAATAACCACCCACAAATTTGACTGTGTTTATGTACGTGAACGTTTGTTCCGCCATTGCACTTAACGTCTTGCCCCCACAACCCAGACACGTACAGTTCGTACTTGTCCATGTCATAGCCTTGCTCACGCAAGATGGTGTCCGACGCCAACACCAAATAGTCCACCAGAAATTTTAAATCTGGATCATTGGCCATGTGCGCCGTTTGATCCATCGTGTCGCTGGAGGCTGCTTGATCGTAGTACTTCTGAACAACCTGACGAGTGTATCCAACCCAGTCAGGATACTCTTCGCGGTAAACGCTACTAGGGAAGTAGTCGTACCTGTCCATCAGGCATCAATGTAAGCAACCAATGTTTGGGCAAAAGCAGTAATGTCAGCCGCAGCTACATCACGGGAATCCACAGCCTTGCTGCGTGCGTTTTCAATCAATACTTCTTTAGCCAAGCGAACTGCTTCCAGTTTTGCTTGTTTAGCTTGCAACGCCATTTGATTAGCGTGACGAGCAGCTTCCATTGCGTTTTGATATTCAATATCAGATTGTTGTTCTGCGGTTAAAGCCATTTTAGTGCTCCTATTAAGTAGTCAGATTTTTCATAGGGATGGAACCATAGTAAGTAGTTCCACCATCGGGGGTAAAAAAGAACCAAATGTCAATTGCATTTGCAGTTGTTGTCCGTGAAAGCGATGCTATTCCGCCGGGGTACTTGAATGTTGCGCCTGAACCAGCAAAAGCTACTGTTCTACCGGGTGTTGCATCATTTGACAATATCAGTGTAAACGAAGACGCGCCAGATGATACTGGATACCGCAAAGTAATTGTGGCATTGCCGTTTAGCGTTGCGGAAAACACGTTACCGCTTGTCACATCAAGGTTGATTGCTGTACCGGTGTTACCAAGAGCAGTGACTGTGTCGGCGTAGCCAATCGCTTTGATGTAGTTGCCGGTTGTAACAGCCGCAGAGATAGCCAGCAAGTTTGTAGAAGAAGGGGCAACACCTGCGCCGCCACCAACCACCACGTTGTTTGCCGCCAAAGCACCGGATGAAGCCAAAGTGCCCGTAGCTGTGTAAGCCAAAATACCACCAGACGTACCAGCGGTCAGGCCTGTACCGCCGTTAGCCACAGCCAATGTACCAGCAACAGAGACTGCGCCAGATGTAGCGGTGGAAGGTGTCAGACCTGTGGAGCCGAAACTAATTGTAGATACGCCGTCAGCCGTGCTTGACGCAACTTTGACGTAGTCAGTGCCGTTGTAATAAACCGTGCACTTTTCGCCAGCAACAACAGACACACCTGCTTGGCCAGTAGCTTTGAACGTGACTGTATATGAGCCAGCGTTGTCGACAATGTATGTCTTACTTGTACTAGGGCCTGTGATTGTCTTGGTCGTAGTTGTGCCGGAAATCTTAACTACCGCAAACTGGGCAGTAGCTGTACCCGCGCCTGCTAGAGTGGAACCGGCTGTAATGTTTGTAGCTGACGCATTACCAGTAGAGTTTACTAAATCAACTGCACC